CAGAACTGACACGTGAACTGTCAGCCGAAGGAGCTCGTGCTTTTTGGGACCGATTCATGAGAATTGAGGTAATTGACCCTCAACCTGTCGGAAGATTGCTTGCCAACGAACACCGACAGCCCGATTTCTCTCACCTTACGCTCCGCTACTGGAAAACCACTTCTATCGCCGCCCAGATCCCACCAGAAGAACCACATGAAATACTAAAGGTTTCGCAGCTGATAGATTTAATCACCAAAACAGTGGCGAAAAGGGAGATCTCCTTCCTACAAGGGCCAAACACCACCTACCCTCAGGAGTACATTCAAGAAAGAGTTAGACAACTATCACCTCGTTCCAATGCTGGACGCAACTTCTTCGTCGTTCGGTACCAAGGAGAGCCAGGAACTGGGAAAACTCGTGACGCTACAAACCTCGCAGTGAAATTGTCCACTGTTCACAATTTACCTATTGTGTACGTGGAGGATTTCACTACTTTTACCACCAATCCGAGTGTGTGTGTGCTTGATGATATCCTGCACGAGTCTGAATACCCTGCATACTTCGAGTGGGTCAATAAAACGCACGCGAAGACCGTCATCATCATAGCTACCAACCACATTATACCTCCTACTCCCACTTACTGGGGTTTCGGCAAGATCGTACGTCACGTACGAGCACCAGCTGGAAAGAGCGGAATAACACGACGCTTGGGTTTAGAGGGCGAAGTGCGAAACGTAACCGAAAAACAAGACGATTCGGTTGCTCAGTGGCAATACACCATCGACAAGAAAACGGGAAATTTCACCGTTACCACGTTCCCAGGTTCTAACGCGGAGGAACACATCATCCGCGAATACAACAAATACCTGACTGGGATGGATGGTTACACAGTTTTGCGCACTCCTCCGCCGGATAACACAAAATATGACCTACAGATTAAAGTAAAAGACCTACCAGAACTGAGAGACCTGTTCTCCTCCAAAGCAACGGTTCTGAAAGCATTTTTCACCCACCAAATAGGCATTAATCCAACACTGGTCGATGCATTCCGAAGGATACCATCACCCAGTCATCTACTGCCCGCTGCTGACCTCCAGGATATGAGTCATGTCGAGATGAACTTTGAAGGAATGGTTGTGTATCTAACTAAACGACTGCCAGGACTCACGGTTTCCCTTACCATTGGTAACCGAGAGTTTGCAGCTGTCGGCAATACGTTATACTACCCGCCAACTACATCAACCGACATAAAGATCACTCATGACAACACCCAGTTTCGCATAGAAAGAGGTGAGACATTCAGATGTGTGCCTCTAGAACCATTCATAGTGGAATACTACAATGGCACCAACATCATTCCAACTGATTTTGATATCGAAACATACTGCGCACTTGTGTC